TGGGAGCGTGGCTGCAGTCCAACAACTATTCCGGCATGTATGAAACCGTCTACAAACCCAAATGGGCTGATCTTAAAAAAATCATAGTTGTGCAGGATGGAAAGGTTATTGATCCTGACAGCGGAATCGTTGTCGAAGGCGTAACGGCAGAAATGCGTCCGGATTCGTTTGTGGTTGAGGTGGAGTGATGGGGATTCCGGTAATGATCCTGGGAGAAAGCGGAAGCGGTAAATCAACTTCGATGCGGAACTTTGAACCATCAGAGGTTGGAATCTTCAATGTGGCAAGCAAGCCACTCCCGTTCCGAAAAAAGCTTATCAAGATCGACAATTCGACATACACCACCATCATGAAGGTTTTGTCTCAACCAAAGCTGAAAACCTATGTCATAGATGACAGCCAGTACCTGATGGCCTTTGAAATGTTTGATAAGGCTAAGGAAACCGGATACGGCAAATTCACGGACATGGCGCTGCACTTCAAGGGGATCATCGACTTTGTTATCAAGAACACACCGGCTGATTGTATCGTATATTTCCTTCATCATACGCAACAAACAGACAAAGGCATCAAGGCCAAGACAGTCGGAAAGATGCTTGATGATCAATTGACTGTGGAGGGGCTGTTTTCGATTGTGTTGAGAGCAAAGACCGAGAACGGAAAATATACGTTCTCCACACAATCAGACGGCACAGACACCGTTAAAAGCCCAATGGAGATGTTCCCACTTGAAATCGACAACGACCTCAAATATGTAGACACCAGCATCCGCGAATACTGGGGATTGACCACCACGCCGAAGGAGGGCGAATCAAATGCAAAAACCTGAAGGATACGAAAGCACACAGGCGTTCACTGGAGACTTTGAAACATTGGAACCAGGTGGATACGTCTGCCGAATTAGGCAAGCCACCGAGTCACAGACTGCCGGTGGAAGCCCGTTGCTGATTATCTTGTTCGATATCGACGAAGGACCGCACAAAGGATACTACCAGCGCACGTTTGACCGCAAAAAGAACGGCGGACAGGATGCCAAGTGGACCGGGACATATCGGCAGCTTACCGAAGGGAAGTCACTCCCGTTCTTCAAGGGCATGATCGCAGGAATTGAATCCAGCAACAACGGATACAAGTGGGATTGGAAAGAGGCATCACTTAAAGGCAAGGTGTTCGGCGGCGTATTCGGTGAAGAAGAATACCGGAAGAACAACGGAGACATCGGCGTTTCCGTGAAATGCACACAGATCAGGAGTGCTGAAGCGATCCGTAAGGGAATCGAAATTCCGAAGCGCCGCACCGTTAAGGATGATGGATACAAACCAGCACCAGCAGAAACCGATGCAACCGGTTCTGGATTCTATGCGCTGAATGAAGAAGATTCAGATCTTCCGTTTTGAACAAGGCATGCGCTGAATGCCTCGGATGCAACCAAATGGAACTGGACGGATGGGTGGAACCGGAGTTCTGCCCATCCAGCCCAGACCCAGAGCGCAGAGAACCACCAAAGCAGATGAGGATGGAGAACGAACATGGCGGAAGGCTGGATCAAAATTCATAGAAACATACTTTCGCACTGGGCGTGGGAAGAAAAACCATTTTCCAGAGGGCAAGCGTGGATAGACCTCATCCTGTTTGCCAATCATGCGCCCAGAAAAATATCTGTTGATGGTCATCCTGTAGTCGTTGAACGAGGCGAAAACTATACATCCGAACTGTTCTTATCCACCCGTTGGGGATGGTCAAGAAAGAAGGTTCACCAGTTTTTGGATCGGCTCGTGATGGACGAAATGTTGGCAGTAAAAAGACACAGCAAAGGAACAGTGCTAAACATAGTCAATTACAACGTTTGGCAGGATGACAGCACAACAGAAGAGCATCAAAAGAACATCAAAAGCACATCAGAAGAACATCAAAAGCACACAAACAAGAATGATAAGAATATAAAGAAGATATATATGGAAACTTCGTGGACAAACCCAGACGCAATTGGTCACGGTCAGCACGTCAGACTTACACCGGACGAGTGGAAAACCATGACAATCGAACTCGGAGAACAACGGGCCAATCACATGGTTGACAGGTTGAACGGATACATCGAGCAGATCGGATTGGCGGAGGCCAAGAAGAAATACAAAAGCCACAAGGCCACATTGATGAACTGGCACAGGAAGGATGTAGAGACAGGAAAGTACGTCGAGAAAAGCGAGAGGGCAAATCATGGATATGAAGATTGGAGCGGAACGGGTAGTAATCGGGACACTCCTGGTTGATGCCAACAAGGAAATCACACCGCATCTGATGGAAACACTAACAGCTGATGACTTCGATAATCCAAAACTGAAACAGGCATTTGCAACAGCTGCCAAACTCTACAATAAAAACACGCCAATAGACATAATAGCACTGTCAGATGCAGGTGGCGGAGAGATCGAAGAACTGGCAGCACTCACCGATGATGGATACATCCAAAACGCCAGACATCACGCGCAGATCGTCAAAACGCAGTCAACCATCCGGAAGGCGCGAAAACTTGCGGAGTCAATCGTAACTGGAATACAGAGCATCCCGTTTCAATCGCCAGATGAAGTAAAAGAGTACATCGCCGCAAAGCTGGTTGTTGATGTCCAACGAACTACAAAACGAAATGAACGGATATCGGATATCGTCGGTGAAGTATTTGACCAGCTGGACGCAGACCGACTTGACAACGACAAACCAATGATGTTTGGGATGCGCGATCTGGATTGGAACACCGGCGGAATCCGGAAGAGTGAAGTAACAATTGTTGCGGCCGGACCTGGAATCGGGAAAACAGCTTTCGCCATGAACATTGGTGTAAACGTTGCCGGATCAGGAAAAACTGTGTTGCTTGTCAGTCGAGAGATGAACCGAGTACAGGTAGCAAAGCGCATCATATCCAATTTGGCGTCAATCGATGCCGAGACAATCCGAGATGGCAGAGGCATGAACGCGGATGTGTGGGCTGAAATGGCAGGAATCCTTGGAACCGTCAACAAGATGCCCATGTACATTGATGACACGTCAACATCAGTTCAGGAGATTTGCAACAAGTGCAGACGGCTCAGAGAAACAGGTGGAGTCAATCTTCTGATTATCGACTATCTTCAGTTGCTCGTTTCAACAGGATCACACGAATCCCGGCGGCATGAAATCGAACACATCAGCCGACAACTCAAACTCCTATCGCTTGAGCTTGAATTGCCAATCATCGCATTATCACAACTCACGCGAGAGGGACGGAAGAATGGCTGTCCAAAACTGACAGACCTTCGGGAGTCTGGAGCCTTGGAACAGGACGCGGACAATGTGATCTTTCTATACGATGCAGCCGAATACGACAACAGATCAAAACCGAATATCCCGATTGAAGTCATTGTGGCCAAGCAACGGAACGGTCGGACAGGAACGGCGAACATGGTTTTCATTAAGAAGTTTCAACGGTTCGCGGGGGTGGAGAAATGACGCACACATACACCATACAAGGAAGCCTCCCTGGCTTCAATGAGACCATTTATGAAGCCAGAGGCAATAAGTACGTATCTAATACGACAAAACGCCTCTGCACGTCAATTTGCGCGGATGCGGCGAAACACAATCACATACCTGTCATAACAAAACCGATTATCGTTTCCGTGCTGTGGATCGAGAAAGATCGGCGTAGGGATCCGGACAACATAGCCGTAGCGCTGAAATTCATACTCGATGGGTTGCAAAAGGCAAAAGTCATCCAAAACGATGGTTGGAAAGAAATTATTGGAATCACTCACAGGTTCGATACCGACAACAACACGCCTCGGATCGTGGTGGAACTGCAGGAGGTTGAGTGATGACCAGGTACATCATTAAAACGATTGACGGTCATCCTGCTGCCGTTGCCGATCCTGCCGGATGTTTTTATTCAACAGGTGAAGTTGACCGGGAAATGGTGCCAAGAAAGAATTATGATGCGCTCCAAGCACAAATCAATCAAATGATGGAGGTTGAAGCACACGATGAAAGCGAATCTGCTATACGGGCTTAGAAAAGTCCGGACGGAAAAAGGATTAACAACGGCATACATGGCAAAGCAACTTTATGTCGAAGTGACAACCTATCGTAAATGGGAACGGTGTGAACAGGCACCATCAACACGTGATGATGTCAGAAGGTTACAGGTATTGCTTGGAGTGTCGCTTCAAACACTGATGGCAAAGTAGTACACAAAAGCATCCGAGTGCGCGGTAGATGACCGCGAGAAGGAGACGACATGAAGAACTATGATCCGAATATCAACAACGGAGAGCATACCGTGCGAGTCTATTTGCAAATTTGGGGATACAAAGGCTCTGTTGATGTTGTAGTGCGTGGGAACTGCCACGGCAAGACCATCATTGAAACGGCTATGGAAGCTGTTTCGGACTCGTTCTGCGAGGATGACGAGTTTTTTAAGAACGACATCAACCTTCGGATTGAAGATTTGGGGCATGAAAAGTATATTGTGCGGGGTATCCTGACCGACGATGCCGGTAAAACGCTTGAACTGGAAGAAGACGCTGACGACATGCAAACGCTCATCGTCGGTGCGGAAATCATCGAATACGAACAGGTCAAGACGGGCCGGGAGGATTGACATGCTGAAACTGAATGAAATCCACAACACGGATTGCATTTTAGGGATGGGGCAGATTGAAAGCGAGACCATTGATTGCTGTGTCACGTCACCACCATACTTCGGACTCAGAGACTACGGATCTGAAGGGCAAATAGGATTGGAGCCGACACCGGAAGATTATATCGACGTGCTGCTTGATGTGTTTCGGGAAGTGCGGAGAGTATTGAAACCTGATGGGACGCTCTGGCTGAATCTTGGTGATTCATATTCATCCGTGTCCGGTTCCCGCAATGGGTATAATGACGGCCGCAAAAACAGAAGCGAAAGACAATCGGCCGGGCATGTTGCTGGTATCAAAACCAAAGACCTGATGGGGATTCCGTGGATGGTGGCGTTTGCCTTGCGTGCTGACGGATGGTATCTGAGACAGGACATCATATGGCACAAGCCCAATCCCATGCCTGAGAGCGTCACAGACCGCTGCACGAAGTCGCATGAGTACATCTTCCTTCTCAGCAAATCCCCACGATACTATTTCGACAACATTGCCATCAGCGAACCCGTTACAGCCACAACGATATCACGCCTGTTACAGCCAAACCTTGAAAATCAAGCTGGGAGCAATCGGGTGCCGGGGAAAACGAACGGGCCGATGAAGGCAAAGCCTCCGAAGTTTGGCGGGAACAAGTACGGATTCAGTGGTGATGACCATGACCGGACAAAGAGCGGGAACGAGTATCAGATCAAGAACGGAACCAGAAACAAGCGGTCGGTATGGATTGTCACAACAAAGCCCTTCAAAGAGGCACATTTCGCAACATACCCACCGGATTTGATTGAACCTTGCATCCTTGCTGGGTGCAGACCGGGAGGAATTGTTCTGGACCCGTTCATGGGCGCTGGAACGACAGCTCTCGTTGCGGCAAGGAACGGACGTGATTACATAGGGTTTGAACTGAATCCTGAATACTGCGAAATCGCAAAACGGCGTATTAAAACCGTACAGATACAAATGGCATGACAGGCGCAGAGCGCCGGGGAGTGAGACATGGTAAGCATTGGAGGATATCCGCTTGAAGTCTGGTACTGCCCGTCGTGCGGAAGTGAGAACGTCCGCACAAGCACACACTGGAATGACGGAACCGGACTTGTCATCTGCGACGATTGT